TACGATAAGCCCCAGTTTTCCATGTACGATCGTTGGGATTGTGTCACAATTTATTGCGTGGCGGCATGTATGTTTGATGTATATTCGCACTTTTGTGTCACAGCGGTTTGCGTGGGTGTGGTTGCTGTGTTACAGTGATTGCCATGGATGACAGGGACGACATACCGCCCGCGGCCGAGATGAGCCGGCGCGTCAGGATCGACACACAAATTTTCAACGACGGTACGATCAAGCAGCGTTTACATGACGACCTGGACAACGCGCACCGCGGCTATATAGAGAATGTACTGCGTACTCGGGCGGTGCGTAAGGCGTTGGTGGAGTTGGGCTGGACGCAGCCTGGTGGTGGTTGGACGCGGATTCAGGACGGGATGCCGGTTGATGGATCGCGAGTGCTTGTGCGGATCTTTGAGCCTGACATGGGCTTGGACGTTGTCTGTGAGGCGTTGCTGTATGGCTCGCGGTGGTCGACTCGGATTGGCGGTCATCAACGGCTGCATGTGACGCACTGGATGCCGATGCCGTCTTTGCCGGGGGTGGACCATGGTTAACAATCGCCTGAAGCTACATGCTTGCGCGGCGCAGTTCCGTCGCGGTGTCGAGTTCTACCTTTTGGAGGCCGACAAGGTCGCTAAGAGCGTGACTGTTGAGTGGGAGGACGATCCTGAAGGTTGCTTGGTGGAGCCGTCGTTTGTGCTTGGCATGGACAACGCGCAGGAGTTGATGGACTATTTGTGGCACGCTGGCTTGCGCCCGACCGAGGGCAGTGGTAGTGCTGGTAGTTTGCGAGCGACGGAGAAGCACCTGGCTGACATGCGGAAGTTGGTTGCGTCGAAGCTGGAGGTCGAATTGTAGTTTTCCCCCGAGCAGGGCCGGTTACCCCGTTACCTCCCCTTTACTCCAGCCGGTCCCTCGGTCTTTTTGAATGTCACTGTAATGCTAATGCCAGGATGCCAGGAGGTGAAATTATGGCCAAGTTGAATCAGATCGTCGCTGTTGTCGGCGGCAAGAAGACGGAGAGTCAGCGTAAGCTGACCGAGTTGCACAAGCTTTCGCAGAAGCGGGAGTTGTTTGACGGGATGACACGGGAGTACCGCTCGCTGGACGACGAAGGTGAGGGGATGCCGACAGAGGTAAAGAAGCTCCAGATGATCGTTTCTGAGGTGGTCAAAGATGCTTGCACCGAGATGGTCGAGTTCATGGACGCTGTTTCGTGTTTGGATAACTCGAACTGCTTTGCGCAGGCCGACGTTGTTGTGAACGGGACCGTGATCGCGAGTGGGTTGCCGGTGACGCACCTGATCTTCCTTGAGAAGCGGCTGGTGGACTTGGAGACGTTCATCGTGAAGCTGCCCGAGTTGGGCGCGCTGGAAGAGTGGGAGTGGTGCGACGAGACGAACTGCTTCCGTTCGAAGCCGGTCCAGACGATGCGCACGAAGAAGGTGCCGCGGAACCATGTGAAGTCGGAGGCGACAGATCGTCACCCGGCGCAGGTGGAGATGTACTACGAGGACGTTCAGGTCGGCACTTGGACGCAGACGAAATTCAGTGGTGCGATCCCGTCGAAGAAGAAGAGCGACATGATCCAGCGTGTGCGCGCGTTAAAAGAAGCGGTTAAGTGCGCGCGCGAGGAAGCGAACGGGAGCGAGGCTTCCCGCAAAGACTATGCACAGGAGGTGATGAACTTCATCTTTGGCTGAGACATTTGAGTGCAGGCTGATGCTTAGACTGAGGCTGAATGAACTGGTTGTAGTCCCGCTTTTTGGAGGTTCGAATCCTCCCGAGTCCACCATTGCTTGAACTGGACTCGTGGTGAAATTGGCAAACACACTACATATTGCGTATGATGCAATGCCCGTAGAGAAGTGGAGCACACGCAACCTATTAGCAGCAGACTCTCACTCTATGCTGATTGCGTTGTCCGATGGTGGATCAAGTTCCCGGCACAATTAAACGGAAGTCCCTGGTTCGAATCCAGGCGCCTCCTCCAATAATTTTTACGGAGGCGTGGTACAGTGGCAGTACATCCGGCATGAAACTGATGTGGGGATTAAACGGACATGGACACCATCTGCGTAAGCCGATGCACAATGTGGGCCGGCAGGAATACGGGCATTGTTTGCCTGTCGGCTCACTCTTTTTTGCTTGGATAGTTCAGTTGGGAGAACGCCCGCTAGAGCGGCTTAGGCTGAAAGATACGCGGGTAACGGTGGTTCGAGTCCCCCTCCAGGCCCCAAGCTGGCCGGAAATTGGCCTGAGATCGCGGTTGCGCTCCGTTTGCACCTGGCCTTCGTGCTTGCGGCGTGAGGAGCGGTCAAATCGGCCAGCGTTCCGAGGGTAGCTCAGATGGTAGAGCGCCTGGCAGGCATGGAGTGTTAGGATCCGATGCGAGTGCCATATTGCCGGGGTCAGCGCGGGTTCGATTCCCGCCCCGAGGTCCAACAACCTAAACGAGGAGACGAAGATGCCGAAAGTGACAGCGACGAAGAGTGAGGCGAAGGTGGCGGTGAGTGTTGGAGACCTGTTCGAGGACGAGGCTGGCACGATCTTCCAGTTGCGTCAGTTGTCGAACCGTAACTACGTTGCCGTTTGTTTATGCGACGGCGGCAAGAACCACAACGGTATGCGTGGTAACAAGGACGAGGCTGTGCCAGGTCTGACTCGTTTGCCTGTTGGTACTGAGGTCACGCTAACGCAGGAGTAGTGCATGCTTTTCACACACGACGAGGGACTGTGGTCATACCACATTGTACTGGAAGAGGTTCGCTGGATGCGCTGGGAGCAGTATGACCATTTGCCTGCCGCCGACGAGGACAACCAGGAGGGCGATGACGGGACGATTGTGAGCCCGCATGCGTGTTTGGTGATCGGGGTTGGCGAGCCGGATCCGTTGGTGTTCCGCGACATGGATGGTAGTGGTGATCTGCGGAAGATGTATGACGCACTCCTCTGCGAGCTTAGAGAGATGCGCGGTGAGACCTCGCTGGTCCGTTGTGGCGTTCCATCCGAGACTCTCCTTGGCGTTCCTCCTGACACTCGTCGTCTTGTTGATGTGTATACGTGCTCGAAGCACCGCTACAGTGGCGCGAAGCCGTGTTTTGCGTGCAAACAGGAGTCAGTATGACCCGTAGCGATATGATTGAGGAGTTGGTTCGCCAAGGTGCGCGCGAGAGGAGATTAGAAGTAATGCGTCTGCGCGCGCACATGTACGAGTTGGCCTGGTGGCATCACTGCAACTGGCAAAAGGCGCAGAATGGTGTTGTGTTGTTGCATGGAGAGTCTGAACGTGGCAAATAACCGGATGATGCTTTACCATCGGCCCTCAAGGCGCGGTTTTGTGATCGCGAAGAGGATGGGGTTCGGTTGGTACACGAAAATGGACGCTGACGAGTTCAACGCCTTCCTCCGCTTCTGCGAGCGGCACAGCAACGACGATGACCAGGACGATTTCGCGTTGTTGCATGAATCTGACGACAATTGGCGCTATGTTGATACGGACGAACATGGCTATTGGAAAATCAAATTCAACGATAAGGAGTTCCGCGATGGGACTTAAATTGACGAAGAATGACGAAGAGCGTAACCAGGCGATTAAAGACCTGGAGGCCGCGGGCGAGTTCGGCAAGTCCGAGAAGTTGCGCACTGAGCGTAACCGTGACCAGCTGCACCGGCTGGCGAAGGCCCGCGCGAAGCGGAAGAAGTAGATGGCAACCATCCACATATCAGCGCGCTTGGAGCACGGTGTTTACCACGATATTCAGCGAATTGTTGTGGATAAGAAGCGCAAGCGCAACGCCGTGATCAACGAACTTTTAAGAGAGGCGCTACGTGCCAGAAAGCAAAAGCCTGCATCCAAAGGCTAAGAAGGCGCAGAGCCAGGAAGCTTCGATCGATCGGTTGACGCGAGAGGCTGCTCTTGCGTACATGAAGGCGACCCCTGACTGGTTTGAGAGCCTGCCTGATGCCGAGAAGGCAAAGTACATTTCTCGGTATATCCCGCTTGCGAAGCAGACCGAGAACGAGCTTGAGGCGACTGCGCTGTCTGTTGCTGATGCACTTGGCCATCTTCCCGACTGCCCCGACCTGACGCTGAAGTTCCAGGCGGCGATGAAGATGAACGAGAAGCTGAAGCTGGACATCGACGTTCTGAACGAACTCCTCAAGCTGCTGAAGAAAGACCCAGACATCCGCAAGATCCTGAAGCTGTTTGCCAAGCGCGAGAACTCGATGAAGGGCTTCTACACGACTTCCCAAGCGACCTATGTATCCAGTGCTAAAGTGATTGAGGAAATGGAACGCCTGTACGAAGAAGCAGGATGGTCATCCCCCAAGAAGAAATACTCGCAGTTCGATCCAAGCTCATCTACTACATCAACCGATGGCGAAACGACCCCGTAGCGTTCGTCGTTGAGTGTTGCCGCGCGGATCTCTACGGGATGCCTGTGGCTTGGCAGTGCGAGGCACTTTACAACCTCCGCGACAAGCGCAAGGTCGCGATCCGGTCAGGTCACGGTCCCGGTAAATCCCGGTTCATTGCTTGGGCGCACTGGTGGGTGATGATCTGCATGAAGAAGCCTGGTCATGTCCTGAAGACGCTTTGCACTGGGACCAGTGGCGACAATCTCAAGGATGTCCTATGGTCTGAGATAGCCCTGATCCACACGCACATGCATCCCTACTTCTCTAACCAGTTCGATGTGATGACGGAGCACTGCCGGCACATCGTTGAGCGTGATGCATGGTTCAGTACTTTGCGCACGGCCCGTCAAGAGAACCCGGATGCGCTCCAAGGTTTGCATGGTGACCCAGTGTTCGCCATCGTTGACGAAGCAGCCGGAGTCCACGACAAGGTGTTTGAGATCGCGAAGTCGTCGCTGTCGACCGACAATGTGTACGCGATCCTGACCGGGAACCCGACGCGGCTTACCGGGTACTTCTACGACAAGTTCAATAAGCGGTATGGTGCGCACATCGGCGATCATAAGTGGGCGCTGATGCATGTTGACGACCGGGACGAGTTGAACACCGACCTCCAGACTTACACGACGATCGATCCGTATGGCATGCCCCAGGAGATTGAGGTGTATGGTCGGGTGTCGCCGGGATACGTTGATGAGGTCGTGCGCGACTACGGAGAGGAGAGTCCCCAGCACTATGCTCGAGTCCGTGGCGAATTCCCTCCGAGCGAGAAGGCCCAAGTCGTGCGCAGTGCCTGGGTGAATCGGACTGACGGTTCCGAGAAGAAGAACGCCGACCGCCGTAAGCGGATCATGGGTATTGATCCTGCTGACCTGGGAGAGGACCATGGCGCATGGGTCATCCGCAGGGGGTTGAATATTGAGGAGATAGACAAGTGGTATCACCTTACACCGACGCAACAGGCCGATCGGGCGAAGGAGCGATACTTTGACCTGAAGAAGATGGGCCAGCAGATCGATATAATCTGCGTTGACTGCACCGGGGTCGGGGCCGGGACTCACAGTAGGCTGAAGGAATTGCTTGCCGGTCAACCCGTCAGGATCCTTCGTGTGATGGTGCAGGAGTCTCCTCCGACCGATGCTGGAACGGCATGCAACCGGCTGCGCGACTGGCTCTGGTGGCAGTGTCGACTGTTCTTCCAGCAGTACCGTCCGTGGTTCGCCGAGCCTGAAGGATTGTTCGCGGAACTGAAGGCCGAGTTGACCGTACCACTTTACAACACCGACAACGGTAAGGTGAAGGTTGACTCGAAGAAGGAACTTAAGAAGCGCAACTCCCGCAAGTCTCCGAATATCGCCGATGCATTGTGCCTGACGTTCGTCGGCGACCACAAGAATCCGCTGAACAAAGACCCGGACAAGCCAGAGGATCCCCACCGCAAGAGTCGCCGCCGGCGGCGCAACTCTATGGCGAACCGTTGGCGCACACTTTGACCGGGAAACATGTACAAATGTTGTAAAAAGCGCATAAATCCGCTATTATGGCTTGTATCTGCGTTGGCTCACGGTTATAGGTTCTCTATAAGATGAGGACTAATATGGCCGGTAGCAGGCAGCAATTCGACCACAAATACCACTCGTGGCTCATTGAATCCAACGATTTTCAGAACAACTGGCGCAAACGCAACCAGTTCAACTACGAGTACTACGACGGCGAGCAGTGGACCGATGAGGAGGAGTATAACCTCAACGCCCGCGGCCAACAGGCATCTGTCCTGAACATCATCCGACCTACCGTCGACACGATCATCGCCCAGGAGCGCCAACGGCAGACGGACATCCAGATAGTTGGCCGCGAGGAATCGGACTTCGTGATGGCTGACATCATGACCAAGCTACTGAAGCAGGTGTACGACGAGAATTCTTTCAGTTACCGACAGGGCCGGATCTTCCGGCAAGGTATTGTTGGTGGTATTGGTTGGATGCAAGCCCTCCCGGTCGAAGACGACAGCGGTCAGATACAGATCGAAGTCATCCAGATCCCATGGGAAGAGATGTATTGGGATCCGTACATGCGCGAACCCGATGCATCCGATGCTCGCTACTTAATTCGCCGCGTGTACGTTGACCGGGATTGGGCTAATGAGGAATGGGGCGAGGAGAAGGTCGACAAGGCTGAGGGTTACTACATTGGGTCCACCGAAATCGATGAGACCTATGAGGGGCAGGAACATGAGGCGCGGATGAACACCGACGCTTCAAACAAGTTCGACAACGATTGGAGTTCCAACAGTCGGCGTATTGCGGTGAATGAGGTTTGGTACAAGGACCACGACGGTCGCATCCGATTAGTGAAGTACTCTGGCAGTGTTTTCCTTGAGGGGGGACTTGAAGACAAGGACAACGAACCACCGTATCGGATGAACATGTATCCGTTCGTACCGTTCATTGCCAGCATGAACCAAAAGGGATTACCCCAGGGCATTGTCGACTGGACGAAGGACATTCAGGACGCGCTGAACAAGTGCTATTCCAAGTGGATGTGGGGCACGATGTCCCGCCAGGTCGTACTGGAGGAGGGAGCAGTAGAGGATCCAGATGAGGTAAGGCAACAGGTTGCCCAACCGGATGGCGTTGTCGTCATCAATGAAGGTTACTGGGGCAAGTTCGAGATACTCGACAACAAAAACGAGTCCACGCACCTCATGGAGATGATGCACTTCCTGCTCCACATGGTTCAGAGAATATCAGGTGTGAACGACGCGGTGCTCGGGTTGGGGGGCGTGAACGCGCGTTCAGCGGAGCAGGAAGCTTCTCGATCTCTCGCCGGCGCGCAGATGCAGACCTCATTTCTGGAGAATCTGTTTTACACGAAGAAGCAGATGGCCAAGGTCATTTTGCAGCTGATGGGCGAGTTCTATACTGACCGCCGTGTTGTGCGCATAGTCGAGCCGAACGGTGAAATCTTCACGCAGGCCCTGAACGACCCGGCAGTTGACGAGTTCACTGAGGAGCAGGCAGTTGACGAAGATACTGGCGAGCCGATTGTGATGAATCAGGTCATAATGGACAACATTTTACGCTATGATGTGGTGATCACGCACACGCAACCGTTCGACACGGTTCGCGACTTGATGATGCGCTACCTGTCGGAGATGGCGAAGGCCGGGGCCATGGCTCCCGAAGTGATTGGAGAGATGATGATCATGCTGTCGAGCATGCCCGACAAGCAGCGCCTGATCCAAAAGAACGAAGAATTTCTGAGGCAACAAGCCGAACTCCAGCAACAGCAGATGCTGCAGCAGGGGCAGGCTTAACATGTTCCACCCGCACAACTCGTGATCGGAGTCGCTAGACCCCCCGAGTACACGAGCGCGGCGAACGACATATTGGAGACCGTGGATGCCAGGAGAAGAAGCAGCAGTCGATGATTTCATTTCGACTCTCGGAGACAATGGAGTGGAGAATTCTGACGAAGTCGGAGTCACCCCACCCAGCGAATTCGAATCGGAAGGGAAGCCAGGACCAGAGACGAAAGCGGAACCGGAGGCCACCACGGCCTCAACGGACCCGGAGACGGAAGAGAAAAACTCGTCCCCAGAACCGGATCAGAGTGGCAGTGATGACGATGACAAGCCCAAGTTGTCGGAAGCAGAACTGTCAGAGAAGCGCAGGAAGGACACAGAGAGATCTTTTCAGCGTGAGCGACAAGCCCGACTCCAGTTGGAGAAGGAGAAGGCCGACCTTGAAGCTGCGCTTCAGGATAAGCTGGATGCCATCGACAACGAGGAGGTTCGAAGGAAACTGGAAGAAGCTCCGGCTGACACCATCCTTGAACTGGTTACCGAGCAGCAACGCAAACTTGTTGAGCTTGAGCAGAAGAGCAAGCAAGACATTGCCGCGCAAATCGAGGCCGACCGGGTGATCCGAGAGGAGATGAGACTTGATGATGTGTACGGTGATTACTACGACACCGTCGAACCGATTGCCGATCGCCTCACCAATGAGCATGACCCCCTCACGAAGAAATTCGTTGAGGCCGGTAAAACGCCGGAAGCGGCGTACAAGCTGGCTAAAGATGAAGCTCGCGCTGCCAAGATCCTCAAAGACCCTGATGCGTACAAGCAGCAGTTGAAAGAGGAACTTTTGGCAGAGCTTTCCGGTGAAACCCCGCCGGCGAATGAGAAGACAGGAAAGAAACCCAAGCCGATTGGCAAAGCGCCTACGAAGAAAGGTGCCCCGCCAAAGACAGAGGCCAGCATTGCTGGATACAATGTCCCCGGTGAGAACAACCTTCCTGATTGGATCTGATACTCTGCCTTCAATAGAAGGTAAGCAAAATGGCTCACTTCATCAGAGGGACTGGCGATGACGCTAACCCGATCCAGCATTCGAAGGATATCTTCCATGAACACCTTCGTCTGACCAGTCTTTCCGGCATGTTCGGGAAGAAAGGTTCGGGAAAGCCCATCATCATGGATACCACGTTGAAGGGGGAAGACGGCGACACGAAGCGTTGTCACTTCGTCCCCCACACGTATGCCGATCCGTTGATCGGTCAGGATGTTACCATTCGCGGCAATGAGTCCACCATCACGGAGTACATCCAGGATGTGGTCATCAACGAAGTCAACTTCGCATTCGCCCGCAAAGGTAAGATGACCGAACAGCGCATCGTGCTGAAGACACGCGAAGAATTCCGCATGCAGCTGGTCAACCACTTCCGGCAGTACAATGAGGACGCATATTTCAAGACTCTGTCTGGGATCTCTGCGACCGACTTGACTGGCACATGGAAGCTGGCGGCACAGGCCACCGACCGGGTGCAAGGTGCGAATCGCTGTTGGCGCGCAAATGGCTCGGCTAACGCCGCCGCCGTGACCGCTGCCAATTCGGACAACACGGCACTAAACTCGGCCATGGCTTCGACTGACAAGTTCAGCCCGCAGCTTCTGGACGAGGCCGTCACAACCCTGGCCGAAATGGATGCGGAGAGCACCTCCTCCATCTCGTATCGCTTGAACCCGATCAGAGTCGGTGCCAATAACGAGGAGTTCTACATTGCGTTCCTCTCACCGCGCGCGGCTCGTGATCTCCGGTACAACCCGGAGTGGCAGGCGCATGCGTACAGTCTGGCCGAGCGTGGCTTGAATGGTGCCGATGACCTGATCGCCAAAGGCGCTATGGGCGTGTGGAACAACGTGATCATCAAGGAATCGCAGCATGTCATTCGCTTCGCGACTTCCGGCAGTCACTACCTGTCCCGCAACCTGCTCGTTGGCGCAGATGCCATGATCAGTGCGTGGGCGCAGACGACTGACTACACCGAAGAGACCGATGACCATCGCCGGATTCTGTCCGTCGCGGCCAGCGAGATCCGAGGTGAGACGAAGGTCGCGTTCTACGGCAACGACGGTGCCACTACGGTGGACCTGGGTGTCGCGCAGCTGATCTCGGTCGGCTAAAGGAGGTGACACATGGCAGCAACGATTGACAGACAGGAACACGTCAAGGTCGTAGCTACGAAACTCGGGCCTGGCTTTGTTGTCGCTCACGGCACTGTCCATACGGACGGCAAGCAGACGGTGACCGCGGCCCAGCTCGGACTCTCGACCATCAAGGGTTTTGCTGGTGCAGTCAACAATGCCGGTACGGGCGTAGGGCAGATTCTCTACTCCACGACCGACATGGCCGCAGCAGTGACCACCATGGACATCGAAGTCATCAAGGATGAGAGCACCCTGGTCAGTGGTGGCCAGTGGACTGCTATCTTCTGGGGTGACAACTAAACCCAAAAATAAGGAGGCTGAATCATGGCATCAGCTAATGTCAGCACCATCGTGAAGGAACGTCCTCTCAACAAGGACTTCCAGATGGGGATGAAGCAGCGTTGCTACGTCCTCGATGTGACCGATTCCGGGTACACCGGCATTGCAGCAGCCGACACCCACAACCTCATTCCGATCCCCGAGGGAGAGGCTCTGGTTGGTGGTGTTATGATCGTGGAGACGAGCTTCACGAGCGCCGGCGCAGCGACGGTCACGTTGCAGGTCGCCAGTGACGCACTTTCGGGAGATATTCCGAAAGCAAACCTCGCCGCAGGAGATGTGGTACGTCTCAACTTCGCCGTTTCCGCGGCGACCGAGACGAAGGCCACATACGCCAAGTCCGCGGCAGACACCCTGGACTGGGTAGTTGGCACCGCTGCTCTGACCGCTGGGAAGGCAATCTTCCTGCTCGACTTCGTCGACGCAGAGACGTTGCTGGATCAGGGTAAGATCAAGTGGTAGAATAACCTGGCAACAGTGGCAGGGACGGCCCATTTCCTCCTTGGCGTGGGCTGTCCCCCACCTTTTATTTGGAGGTCTCAATGCTGGGATTCATGCGCAGACGGGCAGGAGAAGAACGCAACCACTACCGCAAACGCCTGTGGAAGTACGAGAAGTCGAAGCAACTCCAGAAGGAGAGGCTGGCTGAAGAGAAGGCATCGGTAGAAGATGAGCAGGCGAAGCAGGCGGCTCTCGAGTCGGTCAAGCAGGCGGTTGAAGACGCGCTGGAAGCTGAACTCGGAGAAGAAGAGCCAAAGCCAAAGGTTGTGAACGTATGCCCCGACTGTGGCAAGGGTCCGTTCAAGCGCGCACGAGGTCTCCGCTTGCATATGAACAACCATTGCTCGGGGAAAACAAATGGCGATGCCGACGTTTGATGAGGTGCTGACCCGCGCCCGACGACAGTTGCAGGACACCGGGGACAACCCGAGGTGGACAGACGACGAACTAAGCGGCTGGATTGACGACGGGCAGCGCCATTATGTTGAAGAGACTGGTGTGCTCAGATCACAAGCTCCGATCTCCGTCAAGGAGAATGAAGATGTGTACACTTGGCCGGAGGATTGCATGCGCGTAATCCGGATCGAGAACAACGAGCGGTACGAGGTGACACCTACCACCAGTGGCGAACTCCAGCGCCGGGAAGGCGGTAAGTACAGAGAGGTCGAGGGGACTCCGCAAGAGTACTACTCGGACCTGGACGGTCCAGGAAGCTTCCGGTTCTACCCCAAGGCCGACCCGAGCTTTGAGGCAGACAATGTTGACTTTGCTGAGAACGAGACAGTACTTCGAGATTTATCCATTGGACTCGGAGAAGATCTCCACGCTGTCGATCGAGATGATGCTTATCTGTATTTGCTGGGTACGGACTATATCCACAAAGTGAAGATCGAAACGTGGTCAATCGAGTCACAGACTGCGCATGGAATCACCCTTGGCGTGACATTTCAACGTCCAAGGTTCATAAAGAAAGTACCCGACGCTGAAGTGGTAGTGTGGGCAGAGAACACAACAATTCGCAAGACCACACTTGGAGGGGCAACTACCAGCTTGGAAACCATCGTGAATGATGCCATCGGAGGCATAAGTCCGTTCATCGGAGATAACTACATGTTCTGGGAGACTAACACTCTCGGTACAACCAAGGTTTGCTACGTTGCCGATTACACCTCCGCGGGCAGCAAGTCAGCGTTGTCAACCGTTACGTTTTTCCATCAGGCGGTGGTGAACGATGCTCCAACGCTGACAGAAAGCGGTTGGTCCACGGCCAAGTGGTATGCAGCTTGTGGTTCGTCAGGCATATACAAGATTACTTCGACTGGCGGGACAGAAACTCAAGTGTCTTCAGATACCTGCTACGGTATTGCTTCTGCCAAGGTCGTGGCCCATCCAACGGACACGAAAGCGCAGAGCAAGCGTTGCTACTTGAATATGGCCGGGACGCTCTCGTATATCGAGATCGGTTTGAATTACGAGTCGAGTATAACCGACACCGACTATACCGATCTCCCGTCCACGTATGGGACTCTTTATGCAAATGAAGGAACTGGGACGATTTGGTATGAAGAGGGGCAACTCAACATCAAGAAGCTGAACTCGGATTACGATGAGGTAGAGCAATCTTGGTTTATAGAGCAGATTGCCGTTGCCGCATCAGGGCTTGGTGCGCTCGTTGGGGCCGTGGTCACCAACGAAGATGACATGTTTGTGATATTCCCACTTCCCTATTCTCGCTCTTGGTTAATGACTACCGACGAGGACGCTGGAGTAGTTTGCTGGATTGACGACAACGTCGCGCCGGAAGACACCGGATTGCTGGTCAACTACAACGAAACCGACGACGTTGTGACTTTTACCAGAGAAACCGGAGTCGTGACATCCGCATTCGACGCGACAGACATTGCCCAGGTGTTCTACGTGCGAGAGCCGTTGGAAGGACTCCACGAGATAGATGACGATGAAGCTCTTGCTGCCTATGCCTGCGCGAAGGCACTTGAGATCGAATCAGACAGTGAGAACATGCAGCGGTCTCTAATCTGGCTGGAGAAGTTCACTCGTAGAATGAACCGGGCCAAGAGGGGGCAGTCACGGCTGTGGACTAAGTCGCATCAAAAGAACAAGACGAACTACTACTAGGAGAAAGTCATGGCAATCAGCATAGAGAAGGGACTCCTCGCAGTTGAGGATGTCGCGTGGGACGACACCGGGTCCGGTAGCACGTTTCCCAGGAAGACCAGTAGCGGAGCATTCAAGACATTCCGGCGGGTGAACGGTAGCCATGTTCCACTGCTCACCGCAACCAGGGCGAAAACCCTGGCCGACAACAGCACGACACCAGGCAACACGGTCGACGCGGCTATCAGTGCGATCTGCATCAGTATCACCTCCATCGGCGTGCCGGATGACAGCACGCTTGAGAACTCCAGTGGAACCCTCCAGGTCAAGGCGCTGGGCGTAGACACCGCGCAACTGGCTGGGGACTCCGTTGACGGCACAAAGATCGCCGATGACAGCATCGATTCAGAGCACTACGTTGACGGCAGTATCGATCTCCAGCACCTGGCTGCTGATTCGGTCAACGCCAGCAAGATCGTGGATGGCAGCGTTGACACGGCAGAACTGGCTGATGGCGCGGTTGAGACCATTAAGATCGCTGACGACAATGTTACATACTCCAAGCTGAATGCAGACGGCAATGGGAATACCGACACACACTTCATATACGCGGCAGGCACGCACACGCATTCCGGCGGTGTCGCGTCGACCAGTACGGTCTTTGTGTCCAGTATGCTCTCCACCGACCTTGTCATGGTCACGTTCAAATCTGTTGCCGGTTCGATCCAGGTAAGGCAAGCGTTGCCAGCGGATGGACAGTTCGTGGTTACAGCCAGCGGAAACTTCGTTAACAACGACACGATCATGTACCAAGTACTGAGGGCGGTGACAACCTAATGTCCCTGATTGAGACCAGCCAGTTCGCCGGCGGGATCAACAATCATCTCGCCAAGCATCTAGTGCCTGAAGGCCAGGCAGTGGACATGCTGGACTGTGTCGTTACATCCGGGGCCATTAACCCGACTAAAACCCAAGTTGCTGCAAAGCCTGTCGTGGACGGGTTCGCAAAGTACCAGAACAGCGCCGGTACTCGGTCGATTGTGCGCTGGGGTAATGAGTTCTACTGGTCTGACAACGACAGTGAAGAACTGGGGTCGACACTCGGATACGTTGGTATCTCTGCACCGGACACACCACTAAGCATTAAGCCTACCATCTCCGGTAACAGGTTCATCGGTAAGTACCAATATCTGGTCACGTTCGAGACAGATGATGGATTTGAATCAGCGGCAACGTTGCCTGGGTTCGAGTTAAACCCGGCAGAAGTAGAGACTCGTACTGAGGTCAGGGAACTGAACCCAGAGGAGGATCTACAGGCATTCAATGCATTGCATTACCGTCCGAACAAGCGATATGGGTATAACGCCGGCGCTCGTGTTTCATATAATGGTAGAGACTGGGAGTGCATTCAGGGGTTCTACGGCGAGTTGAACCAGTCTGGCAGTCTTAGCGTGGTTACGAACAGGACGCGCTACACATCAATTAAGGACTGGCAGAAACCGGGGCAAGACAGTGGAAAGTATTGGAAGGACGTTACGGACACGACACTTTCCATCGAAGGTTACGATGAGATACAGATCGCAAACATTCCGAAACCTACCGAGGCCGCGGTAACGAAGGTGAACATTTACCGTACTGTTGCTGATGGTGGAGAGTCNTTTTTGCTGGACACCGTTGCGCCAGGGACGCAGAACATCACAGATTCTATAGCAGATTCTTCTTTGATACTGGGACGACTTCTGTCCCTGTCGCTTGCAAGTAGCCCCCCGATTTATCGAAGTGTGAATGGAGAGTTCATCCAGTTAGGCGGCAAGTATATGACAGAGGTTGCCGGAAACTTCTACCTGGCCAACGGAAGTCGCGTATACATCTCCGGACAGGGAGATCCGCATGGCTATGATCCACTAAACTTCCGTGAGTTCGATGATGAGGTCACAGGGATTGCTCGGCTGGTCGGTGGAGTGCTGGTATTTACCGCTAACCGGGTCCACCGCCTGTCTGGTACTACGTTGGCCGATTCAGAGCAGATACAGATCCCCGTACAGCAGGGGTGTCCGAACTGGCGCACGATCACCTATCTGCGCAACCGGCCTATCTGGCAGTCCTATGACGGTGTGTGTGGCTACAGTCCATACGACCAACGAGAAGGCGAGCGCGTGGAGATCATAACCGAGAACAAATACGACTTCTCTCGGCAGGGCGACTTCGCTTTTGTTGTGGAGGACACGCTCTTTCTGATGTTCAGCAATGAGGCGGTGTGTATCGACTTCCGTAGCGGAGACATATACCGACGCACCGTGACCGGCAAGTGGTCATGGTACGACAAGGTAGCTGACAAGATGTACTTGTCTTCCGGGGGTGGTGGGTACACTCTGCTTGATGGTGGCGTTGACCGTAAATGGGTTTACGAGTCGCCAGACATCTTGGGTGACAGCTTGAATACCCTGAAGGATTTCCGCAGGATTTGGTTGGACAATGACCAGGATGTTGTCGTCAACTTGATTGTGGATGATAAGAAGGTGAATTCCGTTACGGTGTCCCCGGCAAGAAAGCCTGTGTATCTGCCGGCGGGGACCATTGGCAAAAGGTTACGTCTTAGGTTGCAAGGTGAAGGCACACTCCAAGGCGCTACGTTACAATACAACAAGTTGAGGTGACGCATGGGCGGCTATAAAGCACAATTCAGTAAATCGCGCGACAAGGAATCCCAACTGTCGCTGGCCCAGACCAGTATTCTGAAAAACAGAGAAAAGCTTTTCAGGCGAGAGTTCCTTCCGCTGTTCAGCCAATTGCAGGCTGATGTTGAAGCAATCGGTACAAGCCAAGATCTTCAGCAGAGGTCGGTCGATGTTCAACGCGCTGCACAAAAGGCAACCGGCAACCTCCAGCGAGGTCTCGCACGCCGCGGCCTTGGCGAGAGCGGTTTGGCTGTCACTGGGCAGGCGGCAATCGAGGCTGCGCAACTCCGGGGGCTGGCCGCAATTCGACCACAGGCTGATGAACAGCAGTTCCAGCGCAGGGCAGGCTTGGCGCAGATGGCGCAACAGCTTGCTCCTCAGACGACAACTCAAGCAACCAACCCTGTACCAAATCAAGAGGACAAAGGGCGGTGGGTGGGCACATCATGAGCGAAGGGCGGGGGGCGATAGTATCATTATACCATTTCTTGATGCGCATGGATGGGAGACACTGTTTCTGCAATTCCGCATGAGCGAAAGGATGTTGAAATGGGTGCCGGATGAATATAGAAGATTCAGGTACATTCGAGATGAAGTATCAAGTGACAAGTGGAACACCGGAGAGAAACTCGGGTGGTTTGTCTGTACTGATTTTGGACTTGGTTGCATCTGGGGCGAGAAGCTTGACAACGAGTTCTTTGCAAATTGGATCTTCGATGAACGTGTTCCAGGCAGAGAGAAAGTTGGAGGATCGCTGGCAGTGATCGTCGAGATTGCGAAAGCAGGATGCGACAGCGTGTCGGGCATTATCCGTTCGGACAATGTTCGCAGTTTGGCTCTTGCGCGTTACATAGGATTCAACCCGGTTGAGTCGATTATTGAATTGTGCAATGGTGAAAATGTAGAGTTCAAGAAGGTGATCAAGCATGGCATTGGAAAACTCAGTTGATTCTGGCGAGCAGCGCCCCAGCATCCCAATAAGTGGGACGACAAATGTTAAGAAACAGGTGGTAATGCCCCAACCACGGCGAGCCATGGCGGCTTCAACAACGCAAGGGCAGAAACCAGGAGCACAGTTACCGCCGGGATTCACAATTGACGAGCACACGGGCGAAGAGAGAATAATGAATTTCGGCGACTACCTTGAGGAGGAGATCAGTGGCGAATCCAAATCAGAGCAATGAAGAAGCATTGGCAGACATCCCTACCGTTCCTCGCCAGGGTAGAGTAGGCTTTGGCCGCATGATACTGCAAGAGTTGGGGTTTGCTCCTACAGAGAGCGAACAGTTGCGTTTGGAAGCGCGCAGGTTGAACAACTTCATCCTGAGATCCCAGGCTTCGCTTATACCAACACAACAGAAGGCATCGCAACAGTCGCTAGAGAACCAGAGACGGCAGGGGCAACTGCTTGAGGCAAATGTCCAAAACATTGGTAGCCGTAAGCAACTGCTACAAGCGGATGTAGCAAATATTCCCACGGCCCAGAAGAGTGCCATGCTTGGGGTTGAGCAGCAACAGGTCACCCTTGATGCAGCAAAGGACGTTGCGAAGAAACGCGAGGTAGACCTCGGCGCCGCTGAGGTCCAGGACTTCGTGAACACCACTTCTGTTCTAAATGTGAAGAACCGATCGGCGATAAACAACTTTGTGAAAGAGAAGTTCGATTCTCTTGGAATCCAGATGACCGACAAAGCTCAAGCCGCCATCGTTGGCGACAAGTCGTACCAACGCGCCATCGACATAAACGAACTGATCAACCAGTTCCCGGTGGCCCGTTCTGCGAAGTCGGGCAGTCGGCAGGAGATGCTTGCCAAGGCCAGGATCGGACAATTGCTCTCAGCAGTCGGAGGACGACCGACAGACTTGGACGGTGACGGGATCCCTGAGAAGGTATTGCTCGATATCAATGGAGAGATCAAGGAGTTGCCTGCTGACGGTGAAACCGGATTGATGATGCGCGATAAGATCATGCGCGATATGGCCAAGGTCGTTTCATCAGAGGTTGCCGCCGACTTAATGTCCGACCACAATCTAGGCCGGCAGGTGAACAAGATGAGGGACCAGATGATAAGGAGTGGAGTCCCCCGGATGGAAGCGCAAGCAGTTGCAACCAGTACTATGTCTGAGCAGTCACCTGCTTTCCAGTTCAACACGGCAGTATTGTCAGAGGTAGACGACTTGAAGGAGCACCTTGCCGCTGGAGAGACACCGACCAAGGAACAAATCTCACGGAAGGATGTCATTGTCCCAGAGATGAAGAAAGTGAACAATTGGGACTTCCTTGCTATAAACATGAACGATCCAGACAAGTCTCTGTTCCATGCCGAGGGGGATCCTGAGGGACAAATGAATGTCCTCGGAGACTGGCTGAGAGACGTTAAGAACGAACGTGATGCTGTAGCTAAAGAGCAGGTGGGCATTTGGAACAGTCAGCGCGTGATCCAAGAGAGCAACGAGGCCAACAGGCAGTACAACCTGTTCATCAAGCAGGCCGAGGCGGTCAACGAAACGAAGAAACCAACATCGGTCGCTGCCAAGACCGAGTGGGACAACGTGTTGAAATCTGAACCGAAGGCCCTGACGAAAGTTCGCAACTGGGCGATCGCATCAGGATTGGCCAAGGACGAGGAACTGTTTGCATTTAAAAAGGCAGGGATGCCATTGGGTAGCATTCCCCCGGCGGCATATCTCGGATGGTGGAGTCACTTCCAGAAGTCCAAAAAAGGGGAGAATGGTGAAGCGTTCGAAAAGTTGGCGAAGGCCACAGATCGCGTTGACGCACTTAACTCTGTTTGGGCTGATGTACTCGAGGAAGAGGATGCCGCGCAGGAGAAGGTCGGCAAGAAACCACCCCGTCAGCGTCAGCCTGGAACCACCGGATCGGCAGATGAAGCCCTTAAGAGAGTGATGGAGCGACTCAAATAATGCCCGAACAGGATCTACTCTACTGGGATGAGATCTCAAACACCCCCGAGTACCAAAAGGCCGACAAGCAGAAGCAGGGTGCGGCGAAGCGGGAGTGGGCGGGGTACATGCACACCACCATGTCCAACCGCTTTGGTGATGAGTGGGATGCAAATGCGTTCAATCGTGAACTATTCGAGAAGGACTTCTTCGAGTTGCGCGAGGGGCTTTCTGACACGGCAGGTCGCTATGTTCATGCACTGATGAACACGACCCAAGAAGGAAACGTGCCAGCATGGGTTCGCCAGTCAAGACTCTTCCCTGAAGCCGTAATAGACATATGGCAGAACGAAGGGAAGATCGGGTTCTCCGAAGGCGTAATCAGGGGAACAGTCGAGGAAGCGAGAGGCGTGAGACTTCTGCCGTTTATGGGATCAATGATAAAATCCCTGGACAACCAATTCACGAAAGATGCAATGGAGCGCCTCCAGGCAAATGAATACGAAGATATTGTTAATGCTAAAGCTCCACGAATTCAAACGACATTCCCGGCTGGTCCACCTATGGGGACGTTCTCGATAAGCGCGAAAGCACAGCGCGATAGGGATATGGAGATAGCCACAAACTTTTTCTCGCGCGTTGCTGAGGAGCAAATACGTGGCCGGACAACTATGGGCAGTGTTTCTGGTGGGATACTTGAATTGCCTGGGTATGCTATTGAGTTCCTTGCATCGGCTGGGATGGTGGAGGGGATTAAGGAGGGGATAACCAAGTTTGCCACGAAGAAGCTTGGTGAGGATATGATGGAGAAGAGTGGCGGTACAAGGCGAGGGGTCGGGCTGGCTGGCGTAGTTGCTGGTGCCGGGGCGCGTACTGCGACTGCGCTTGCGCCACGAGTAGCAGATGAATATTCCGAGCGCGTCATGCCGAAAGGGTTTGCGATAACAGAGGAAGGCCAAGCAATCGTGGCCGAGGGGCAGAACAAGCCGTGGACGGCACTTGGGAAGGCCATCGGCAGTGTAATGCTTTCTGCACTCGCAGAGGATTCCGGAGAGGCTCTATCACTGGGAGCCAGCAAGGCATTCCCTTCTTTGACACCAGGCGCTCAGAAGCTGGCACTGAGGGCGAAGACCTTCTTCCAGCGTGCGTCGACTCCATCAGGACGTAGCATCACCCAGATCCTAAAGCAGTCTGGATGGAACGGCGTGCTGGCAGAGTTCGGCGAGGAGCGGCTTGAAGCTATACTCCGGCCACTAGTGAACCTGGACGACAAGGGCGGTACTACGATAGACCGTATCATGCGTTCGTGGACTGCTGCCACAGATGCCCGTCAGATGCTGGTTGAGGGTTTGGTTGTTTCCGCGGTTCCGATTGGCCGCGCAGGGGTGGGAGCCGTCACAGGTGGACCAGTCGACATTAAGGAGCAATTGACCAATGAGCTTGCCCTGAAGAAGGTTGACGAAGAAGGCATGAGCGTTGACAAGGCGATTGAAGCTGCTGGCCAGGAAATAGATGAAGTTGTGCAGGCCGATTCAGAGATAGCTCGCATGATGCAACAGCACGGGACGGAGATTAAGCAGGAAAAGGAAGATCAGAAGAAGGCGCAGGAAGGCGATGAGTTCACTATAGAGGATGTTGGAGAACTCACTCCGAAGAATGTGCAGGAAACCTTATCGAAACTTTCTGATGATGATGTGCAACAGATCTTCGATCAGAGGAGTCTCCACCAGGAATCTCTCCGGATGGACCGCAGAGGGATGGTCGGTGAGATCGTCAAAGATGTTGTGCTGGAGTCTGGTGAAGAAGCACCGCAAGCAGGTACACCAGAGCAACAGGATGCGGCGAAGAGGCTGACGGTGCAACTCCAGCAACTGGACCGTATGAAGGATGATGACAGCGTTACCGTTGTCGAGCCGTCAGAAGCACAGCGGAAGTTGTCTGACGATGTGAAATCTGAGTTTGGTCAAGATGTTGTATTCATGACATCTAAGAGTGGAAACGTTGTCTTGCCGAATGGCGTGACTCGAGTTCCCGGTGCTGAGAACACCATCTTTTTGGACATCAACAGCGACCGGCCATATACAGAGGTAGGCAGTCACGAGATTGCACATCTGATCAAGAACGAACACCAAGACCTATGGGACAAGCTGACAAACTCCATTGAGAATGTTGCCGGCCGGCGCAGGATCAACCGCATGGCGAAGGACATGGCCGCGGTCGCCCAATCGAAGGGGAACAAGGACTTCGACGTTGAGGCTGGCAAGGAAGAGATTATCTCCGATCTGGCCGCGAGGTTCCTGACAGACCCCATCGAAGGAATGCGCTACATTCAGCGGTTGCCGAAGGGCATGGTCGCTACGTTCCTCGACACGGCTGACGGCGTTAGCCGAGCACTCCGGGGTAAGGTGTCAAAGACATCAGAGGACTTCGACGCGCTTCTCGCTGCGCGCGATGTGATTGATGATGCATACGAACAGTTTGGATTGCGCCGTGGTGAGTCACTTGACGTTGACCAAGAATCGGAGCAAACCGTGCCAGTTGCAGAACCAGCAGAATTGGCACCGGCGCCGCGCGTGGCGCAGCAGGATGACCTCGCCCAAGTCACGCAGAATGATGTAGAGTTGTTGCGAGCAGAAGAGCGGCTGGCCCAGGAACAAGAGCAAGCCGTTGCCGAGCCGTGGGGAAGTGTCGAGAACAGGCGAAGGGCCGACAAAGCTCTGCGCAAGTTCGAGAGGATGAACACGACTATAGATGCATTGGAAGATCCGAACTTCCGCGCGAAGAACGAGGCGCTCCTCCAAGAGATCAACGAAGCCCTGGACAACAAGAACGCCGGACGATTGGTAGAGAAGCTGAACGTGATGACGAAGAAGGTGCGCAGTTGGAAGAGCAAGCAACCGAAGTTCAGCGACAAGGAAGAGGCACCGCGGCAGACGCTGGGAGAGATGTTCGATCAAGATATCCCGATTCAGGAGATAGAGGACAGAGTACGCAATAGGATCCGTTTCTCCGACAAGGTCGAAGAGCCAGTTCGCCAACCTGGAGAGGTAGCTATCCCCGTCGATGCCGATCCTGAGGTGCGCGCCGAGGCCCGTCGTCAGCGGATGAAAGCCCGCGAAGAAGGATTTACCAAGGTCATTCTTGCTGGTGGCCGACCGACAATCGAACAGATCGATGACATGGAAGTCGGCCAGTTGCGGTCGATGGCCACAGTCTTGGTCGATAAGGATCCCGAGGGAGAGCGAGCGCGCCTTTCCACACAGGGTATCCGTAACGCACTTGACGCACAGATCTACCGTGAGGCGTTCGAGGGGAACTACGACTTGATGCAACGTGATACCGGACGGCTGGCTGAAGATGAGAAGATCATGTCTGAGTACGATCGGTATATGAGATCTACCTCGCGTGCGCTTGTGATGGGCAGGGATCCCCGAGAGCCGAACGATCCGCGACGAAGCAACCGGGAACTGTACGAACGGATCTACGGTCTTCCCGCGAAGGAACGCAGCAAGATGGACAAATTGCGCGAGAAGAAGACGCAGGACGCGGGGAAGAAACGGGAGAAAATTCTCCAACGTCAGCAGGAGCGGATCAACTTCATCATCAACGAGGTTCAGCGGCTGACCAACAAAACGAACATCGAGGACATGAACGCGATCGACCGGGCGCGGATCCACCGCCTGATTCAGTACCGTGACGGAACGATACGGGATGCCATCCGGGAGTACCGCGTTGCCGCACTGCTCTCGTTCCCAGCAACACCGGCAGTAAACACTGGTGCGACTGGTGCATATGTAGCGTACAACATCTTCATACGCAGGTTCCTGACGGCTGCTGTCAATAGCGCGGCGAAGAAGGTTGGCGTTGGAGACCCAACTGCGCCAACGTTGTCCGAGATTCCCATCCTTGTCGACGCAATGCTATGGGGAAGCGAGGCTAATGACATGAAGACGGGAGTAACCAGGGTAGCGCCGCAACTAGACGAGGCATTCAAGAACGCATTAAAGGCCGGTTGGTACGGCATCAGCTTCTATAATGAAGCTATGGGGACATCAGCAGAGAAGTTTGATCTAGGGAATGCAGGTATAGAGGCCGGTATTGGGAAGATAACCCGCCCCATTGCTGCTGGCGCGAAAAAGCTTGGTGTTGACCTTGGGAGTGCTCCGTATCAGTTCGCTCGCTATCTTGGCGGGACCGTTCGCATTCCAATCTCATGGGGCGCACTGGCATCAGATGACATGTTCAAGACGATCATGCACCGCGGCGAGGCCGCGGCCCTGGCACATCGTTATGCCGTAGGGCATGGACTCAAGCCGGGGACAGAAGATTATGCCAACGCAGTAAGCAATGCAGTTCTTGACCCGAACTCCGTTGTCAACCAGCAGGCCATACGGTCTGCCTTAGATGTAACGTTTCAGACAGAACTTGGCGGGATTGGCAAACTCGCTCTACAGGCGAGACAACTGCCGGCTGGATTAGGTTTCATTTGGGAGATGTTCGTTCCGTTCGTCACCACTCCCGGCAACCTACTGAAGAAAGGTGCGCTAGAAGGTACTCCTATTGGAGTATTAAGGACTGGGTTGAAGGCAGCAAATACTGCTTTCGCTAAAGTGTCTCCCGAAAGCAATGGATGGGTATACGAGGAGCGAGATGGTGGGAAGGCCATGCAGGATGCCGTAGATGCCGGGATAGTCATTGCAACAACATTTGCACTATCGTCCATGCTTGACACTGGAGATGAAGACGAACCTGAACGTCCATGGATCACTGGCGCACCAGAGGGATTGCGAGGATCTCCGCAACGTGCCCAGCAGACTAGAGTCGCCCCAGCAATGAGTATCAACCCGCATCTCCTGTTTAAGAGAATGGGATTCGACACAGCGCAGGGATTGTTCCCAGACGAATACATTTCATACGACCGCCTTGACCCATTTGCCACTGGCATCGCATCGATGGTAGACTCAAACCGAACGATAAGGGACATCTGGCATCGAGGTCAGGACGCTACTGAAGCCGTAGCTGAAATGATACTGAAGCAGGTTCGTGCATTGGAGAATAAGACCTACCTGCCGATGGTCAGCGATTTGTACCGGGCGATCACTGGTGGGAGTGAGGGACTTCTTATCTCCATCGGTAGCACGTTCGCTGCGTCTTGGGTTCCGGCCATCTATCGTGGATCGGCGACCAACTTCCGCGATACGATCCCAGACTATTACACCGCGTCGACCGACGGGATTATGTCGCGCATTGCCCAGGTATCTTATGAGAAGGCCGGGTTCGACACGCCAGGTGAGCGCATCGGACTTAACGGAAAACCAATAGTGAAGGAAACGCGCGATTCAATGGTGGCAAACTTCATTGAGCGTATAGCAGGTCCATACCGCGTTCTCGCCAGCCGGGACAAGCGCGATCTGTTCACCGACACGATGGATATGATCTGGCGCTGGAACGACCGCATACCAGCCCGCCGGCAACGTGGCATCGAGGAGAACGACGAACGAGCGCAGATTTACGTGCCGACCAACGTGGACACCAACTATCGTGTGAAGTGGGGCAACGAGGACGAACCACCGTCCTTTCGAAAGTTTGCCCTGACCAGAGAGCAGAAGACAGAGTTCGAGAAAGTGCGTGGCGCAACTCTTGAACGCGCACTGGAAGACCTTGACAAAATACGTCCATTCAGCAAATACAACCCAGAATGGATCGACATTGTGCAGTTCAAGCACGCTATGAATGTGGCAGGGCAGTACGCACAAGAAGCTGTGATCGATCGCATCAAACAAGAGCGCACCATGGAAGAAGCAAATAAGCGTGCTGAAAGAAGCTACCAAGAAAAGATAAATCAGAATTTCGACTGAGGTGTGGTAAATGGGTTGAACCCAGTGTACCCTTTAAGCATAGAATAAGTATAAAAGGAGGCTCACAATGGCCGCGAAGAACGCAGACGGAATCACCTACAAGCGGTGCGATACGATCACGCCAAACGACACTGATGTCCAGGCCGGCCCCGCCGGCAACGGCATACAGGCCATCAAGGTGACTGACGACACCAGTGGAAACATTGTGTCCTGGGTTGACGATGAAGGGAACCAAACCGACGACTACTGCATCAAGGGTGTCATCTATCCCATTGCCCCGAAGATCGTCCACACCGACACCACCGCAGACACCGTGATCGGATACGAATAAAGGAGGTGCGCCATGCACGGCATGTTCCTTGGCGCAAACATCCATAACGCCAATATGGCGATTTCTGGTGGTGGTTTGGCAGACTCTATTGCCGCAGAACCTACTGTGAATGCTAGTGCTGCAGTGTGGAGCTCTGTCACGCAGACGACCGCTACGATAAGCTGGACTCCAGGTGACGGGACGTATACTCTGGTAGGGGTGTATGAAGGCGCGTCCACTCAGTTATCCCCTGTCGATGAAGTTACTTACGCAGTGGACACGGTATTCGGTGGTGGCGACGGCATAGCTGAGACATCGTCCAGTTACGGGGTATACAAATCCACCGGATCTACCGTGAACATAACAGGACTAACCGCCGGTAAGACCTACGGGGTGATGCTGGCATCGTTCAACTCTAACGGCGATGGGACCGAGAATTATATGGGGTGGACTACTCCGGTGGAGACTTCTACTCTTACCGCCGCTGTATGGCACTCATTGTTGACTTGGGACATCAGTACGCCGATCTCCGGCATCAACGTAGACTGGAGCGCCTACGCTGGGGTTTACGACTGCTTCGAGGTGCGGGTGACGAATCTTGTTCCCGGCACGGACAATAACAACCTACGCTACTATCCGATTATCTCCGGTTCCCCGGTCAGCACGAACATGGACATGCACCTTATGACGAGCAAGTCTACATCGGCGGGTTACGCGGCTTTTGCATACGATGCCAACGCTCTGTCAATCATCAGCAACTCTGCTGGGTCCGATACTGGCGAGAGCGGCTCCATGGTCCTTAGATTCTACGAACCGGCCAATGCCTCCTATTACAAGTGCGCGAATGTCAGTGGTGCGGCTATAACTACGGCCGCAGACGTGTCGCTAGGGGAAGGCGGGTATCTATACGAAGGCGCTGCGAGTGCAATAGATGGAGTCAGGCTCTACATGGGGTCGGGGAATATCGGATCGGCTACCGTGACACTGCTCGGAAGGAACGAGGTTTAATATGTGGACAGAATCTAGTACATCATCTCCAGCCGCTGCCGCCAGCACGACCTTGTCCCTTGGGTCTGCGAAGCTCTATCGCATCACCGGGAGAACGATCCGCTCGTCATCAGACAACGACAATCTACGGCTCACTGTAATATCTGGCAGTGAACAGACATCAGGGTATGCCTACCACTGGACGAACTTAAAGAGCAGCTCCACCAGTTATGCCGCTGGGTGGGCAAGCGGTGCTGCTGGATACATCGAACTGTTTACTGCTGCCGGCGCAGCTTCTTACGAAAGCGCCAGCTTTGAGATATTCATTGCCGACCCAAGTGATACCGCCAAGGACAAGGTGATATGGTGGATCGCTACCGTAAGGCAATACCAAAATTACACAATGACCGTGCGGGGGTCTGGGAGGTGGACGGGAGGAACGGGAGCCATAACAGGGCTTAAGCTGGCGTATGCGTCTGGGAACACAACCGGAACCTTTACAGTTGATGAACTAACAACTGACGACGGGAGTGACGGGTGGGAGTACCTGGCATCCGATACGTTGAGTGGCGCTACCACAGAGATATCCCTCGGCGGGTCATATGAAGCACATGCCGTAGTCGTCGTCAATGCGCAACCGGCAACAGACGGCTCGGCCCTGTCCTTGAAAGTCAATTCTGGGGGCATCCAGTCCAGTTCTTACGCCTACCACGAGGCGTACCCATCCAGTTCTGGGAATGTATATTCGGCTGCGGTCGCCGGGGCTGGAGGTGCCCTCCCGTTGACGGGGAATATCGGTAACGCATCTAATGAGGTCGCCTCTGGCATACTGTTGATATCAAAAGTGGATGGGACTAGCCTGTACAAACCCGTGTCATGGCAAGGCGCGGGAGTCTCGTCTGTACCTGCATCTACACTGCAGTTGACTGCAGGGGTGTGGAAAGGAGGCACTGGGGCAATTACGGGCCTCCAGTTTTCCATGTCCAGCGGGAACCTTGCCGGTGGTACAGTCTACATATACGGTTTGAAGGAGGGAACGGCGACTAATGCCTACCAGTTGCTGCTGCATTGCGACGGCACTGACGGCAGCACTTCGTTCCCCGACTCTTCAAGCGGAGGCCATACGGTCACTGCATACGGAGATGCGCAGGTAGATACGGCGCAATCAAAGTTCGGCGGGGCCAGTGCGCTGTTCGACGGCAGCGGAGACTACCTGGGGGCACCCAACAACAGCGATTTCGACTTAGGTTCTGGAGACTGGACGATCGATTTTTGGCTGCGGGGTTCCAACGCAGCCACGTTCCAGACACTCCTCACGCTGGACAACAGCAATTCCCACGGGGCAACTGGATACGCAGTGGATATCTTCAGTTCCTCATCCGAGATCTTTTGCTACGTGTCTGATGGGTCTACCCAACAGTACGCATCCAAGAGCAGGGACATCATGGACAGTACGTGGCGGCACATAGCTGTCGTCCGTAACGGCGCGAACTTGACACTGGCTGTGGACGGTACGTTTGGAACACCGACCAGCATTGGCGCTGGGACATCCCTCCTGTCGGGCCAGGCGTTTCGGGCCGGCGCAAGGAACGCTGGGGGTGACCCGTGGTCTGGGCACCTCGATGAGATTCGGATCCTCAAAGGGACCGCAGTGTGGACATCTAACTTTACCCCGCCGACCAGTCCCTATTAAACACAAAAAGCAAGCCATAAACACGGGAGGCACACTACGATGCCACGACGAGCAGATTTAGCAGCACTGGCGCAGATGCGGTCCGAGCAGGCCGCAAAAACATCAAGCCGACAAGGATGCGAAGAAACCTCTGTACGAGTACGATGGGCCAAAGAAGGTCAAGCTGACTGCTGCCAAAAGGGACAAGCAGTATCAAGACTGGATAGACGAATTGACAAAACCGCGCAAGAGGCGTTTCGAGATTGTTCGCTTCTTGACCGTCGGACAGCGCAAGATCGTCGTAGACTGCATTCGAGAAGATTTCGACGGGGTTCCGTTGACCGACCTGGCCCCCGCAACTCGTACCGCTATCAGAAACAAGTTGTCGATGCGGGATGCGGCTGACGGATTGACAACTGAGATTGTCCCTTACGGCGAAATCTGACAGGTAACCCATGCAGTACCTACCGCTAGTACAGGAGTGGGATCAATGGCTGGAGAACCCAGACAACGCCTTACGGATGCGCCTGACAGCGCCCGATCTGGAAACGTACAGCATGGATCGCTCGTACCTGGGGCCAAGCTGGACACCAGAGCGCATTACCGCCCCGCTGTTCGTCCCTTGGATGCTCGTTCGGATTATCGCTTGGTTGGTCCCCGACTCCCTCTTGGGCATTCGTATCGCATACGCCGGCTTTTGGCACGACAGGCTTTACTTGGATCGGGGGAGGGCCGCGCAGGCGGTGGCGAGCAGATCGCATCTTCTTGTTAATCATCTGGGACCAAATCCAAAAAAGTGCCGCAGCACATTGGCGTAGGTCAGTTGCGTATCTATGTTCCCCTATATTCTTCTTGGCCGTCATGTTGATCGGCTGGACCTGTTTCAAGTACACCAAAAGGAGTAAGTAGACAATGACACGCCTCACCATCGCCTTCGTTCTGATCGTATTCACCGGCTGCGGAACCCTGACCAAGAGGGCACAGACCAACCTGTCAGAGACAGACACCCAGGCGCGGCGCAACGCGGAGCGCGTAGACCTGGCCGCGATCCAGGCCGGACAAATCGACAAGCTGCTCTCCAGCGCCACGCAGAACATCGACAAGGGGTTGCGCATCCAGGACTCGGGGAAAGACCTCGCTCGACTGCCAGACGGGACTCCGGTCATGCTCACCGTGCAGACAGCCGCCGGCCCGGTCACTACTCCGATCTACTCTGAGTGGACCTACGAGGCCAGTCTGTCCAGCTACGTGGACCTGACCAGTGGCGGCATCGAGGGGTTGGAACTAGATGTGGGCAAAGTCGTAGAGGCCGTAGGCGGCAACCTGGGACTATCGACCGTACCAAAACGTGACGGCCTCAGCCTGTCAATCGTTAAGGCCGGCGGCTCCACTACCAACTCTGACGCGATACGTGCCCTCAAGGGCGGTCAGGCTGATAACAAAGCTGCTGCCGGGGTAGCCGTGGCCGAGGCCGTACAGATCGACCTGGCAGGCAAGCTGGAGATCGTGGACGGGGTTGCGCGTCTGATCGACTCCACAGGCAAGGCGATCGAGGGGGTATTGGTCGCCATCAACCCGGTAGCCGCCGGCGCGAACCTGGCAGAGGTTATTCTCAAGACAGAAAGCGGAGAAGTAGTTAAGAGAATAATCCCGAAGGAATAAGGTCATGGCTTGGACGAACGAGGAGAGCATACGCTTTGGAAAGCTGGAGAACAAAGTGGGCAAGAGCGGCGAGGACTTGGCGTACATCCGAGCACGTATCGACAACATGACCCCACAGGGGACATGCGCCGAGCACGGGGCAAAGATCACGGCCAACGGAAAAGGCATTGAGGAGAACGGGCGCAAGGTCACGCGGAATCTCGCCGCCATCTCCTGTTTGGCCGTCGCCGGCGCTTTAGCAGTCATCGCGATCATTATCTACATGAAGACCGGAGAGGTACACATACCGTAATGGCTGATCCACCGAACAGGCAACCTGGAATCGACCGATCGATCCACTGGGTAGCGATCAAGAAGTACCTGAAGGATATTGCGAGTGAAGTTGAGACCATTAAGCTGAACTCCGCGGGTTTTGGATTACAGGTCTCCCTCGGCAATGTTGCTGGATACCGCAAGATAAACAAATACGGACAGGCCCTCGACTGCGATTCAGGGGTGGAAACTGACATATGGGATGGGGCAGACGGGTCAACGTCCACCGACGAATGGGTTGCTCCCACCCAGGCACGGGTCCACAATTTGACATCGGCATCTGCAAATGACGCGAGTGCTGGCACTGGCATGAGGACATGCCAAGTGTACGGACTTACCGACTGGGGGAGCCTTGAGACATCGGAGATTGTCACCCTTGACGGCACCAATGATGTGGCGACGGTCAATGAATATCTGATCATCCACCGCATAAAAGGCTTGACGTTTGGCAGTACTGGAAGCAACGAGGGGATCATCACGGCCACAGCAGTCACAGACGCTACCATTACAGCGGCAATCCAAGTGGGAGAAGGCCAGACACAGATGGCGATATATGGTGTGTCAAGCCAAGAAACCATACACATCGCGCAATTGCGGGTCGATGCATTACGCGACTCGCCCACTGGCGTATCTGCTAATGTATATCTCATGGTGAAGGAAAACGCAGATCAATCAGATAGTGGATTCGTCCACAAAGAAGATTTCCAATGCACGGACGAACTTCCCATAAACCGCACATATTACCCAATATACAAATCGTTCTCCGGTCCATGCATTATCAAGTTGCAGGTAGTTACGGATGCTGACAATAGTATGTTCACCGGCAGCTTTGATGCCTTCGTCGTGACTAACGGTGCATAGGACAATTCACAGACTTCTTGGATTATTCACAGAATCTCCGGACTTCGCTTGACCTGTGTCACAATCCGATCCACAGTAGACTCGACATTCGATTGGACTACAACCCGCCAAAGGACTACGGCACTTTCGAACATCCACGGCCCTGCCGTCCTCAGTAGTCCGGGGACAGGCTAGTCACCAGGCAGGGCCTCTTTTTCACCATGCGGGAAGGAGGAATCATGTGGGTAGCTTACCTCATTTACAGCCTGATGGGCATGTGCTTCACTGGGCTTGTGCTCTTCACCGCCGTTTACCTCTACGATGAACAAACTAACACAGGAGACTGAGATGCCAGGAGAAACCACAACAGCAATCCAATGCTTTAACCCATGCGAGAGTGCCGACCGGATGTCGGCCATCGAGCGCCTGGGCGAGATCATTGCCAAGTCAACCATGCTCGGTTGCGACAATAAAGAACAGGGCATGCTGATCGCCGCAACCTGCGCCATGGAGGGACTGACACCGTTGGACTGGAAGCGCAAGTACCACATCGTGAACGGCAACGTAGCGATGCGCAGTGACCGGATGGGGGCAGAGTTCCGTGGCCGCGGGGGGAAGTACAAGATCCTGCAACTGGACCGTGAAACCTGCGAAGTCGAGTTCACCTTTGAGAAGCAGAAGCTTTCGGTGAAGATCACGATGGACGACGCGAAGAAGGCCGGGTGGGCACTGGCGAAGAAGGGGGTACTCAAGGACAACTGGAAGCGCACCCCGGACGACATGCTCTTCGCCCGCGTCATCAGTAAAGGTGTAAGGCGCTTGTGCCCGGAAGCGGTCGCTGGTATCTATACGCCGGAAGAGGTCGCTGACTTCGTTGAGGTCCGGACGAGCGAACCGCCCGCGCCCAAAACCCCGCCGATGACGGCTGAGAAGGCGACGAAGACCATCACCGAAACCGCGCCCCCGTCCAAGGTCGAACCGGCTGAGGACATCGAGGATGCGGAGATTGTCGAAACGTCCGACGAGGAAGAAGGTCAGGCCGGGATCGACATCCTTCTCTGCCCGGTAGTCGGCAAGGCATTCGGCAAGCCGTGGGGAGAGTTCAGCACCGACGCGCTTCACGCAATCCTGACCAGCACTCAGGATCGTGTGACCAAGGCCATGACCAACGACCACCGCAACGAGGTCAAGTCCGAGATCGCTCGGCGGGAGGTGGCAGGTGAGTAACGTAACCCTGATCAAACTGCCCGAGTTCCCCGATGAGGTCAAGATCTCCGAGGACTGGTATGTATCCCGCGACGAAGTGTTGGCTCTGTCCACCGAGGTCACAGTGGTCGATGGTGATAACTACGACCGCGCTGCGAAGCACCTCAAGGCCGTCACCGCGTCCAGTAACGAGGTAGAAACCCTGCGCAAGAAGTTGGGTAAGCCCTACCTGGATGCGTCCAAGGAGATCAAGCGCGTGTCGGACGAGGCTCGCGCACCGCTGGAGGACGAGAAGAAGCGCCTGAAGAAGATGATGGGAGACTACCAGATGGAGGTCGATCGTCTTCGACAGGAAGCGGAACGAAAGGCGCAGGAAGAGGCGATGGCGCAGGCCGATCTGGACGACATCCTCGGCGAAGACGAATCCAGTACGGTTGACATGCGCGCGCAGATGCCGGAGAAGGTCGCCGCGCGCGGTTCATCTGTGTCCTGGGTGTACGACTTCGAAGTCATCAACCACCATGAGATCCCCCGCGAGTGGCTTGTACTGGACGAGGCCGCGGTTCGCAAGCATGCACGGGAGCAGAAGGACAATGCGTCCATCCCCGGCATCAAGTTCACCAAACGAGCAAACGTGAAGGCACATTGAGGGAGACTACAAAATGGCAAAGAGAAACATGAAACCAGTTATCGTGTGCTGCGGTACAAACGGCCGAGCCGTTATCTTTGGATGGTCTGAGGACGAGCCTGTTGCTGGGCAACCGGTAAAGATGAATGATGCTCGCATGGTTCTGTACTGGAGCGCAGAGTGTGGCGGGTTGCTCGGCTTGGCAGCGAACGGGCCAAAACCAGGCACCAAGATGACCGCTGTTGTGGAATGCCATGGCGACGAATGTGTACGCCAATGGGTTTCCGTCAGTAAGTTGGCAGCGAAGGAGATGGACGAATGGAAAGCGTGCTGAAAAGCTCTGGCTCTGGCTATGGCTATGGCTATGGCTATGGCTATGGCGATGGCTATGGCGATGGCTATGGCTATGGCTATGGCTATGGCTATGGCTATGGCGATGGCGATGGCTCTGGCTATGGCTATGGCTATGGCTATGGCAAAAAAATCGCAGAGATTGCCGGCTACGCCGTCAATCTCATTAAGTCTTTTGGAGTTCTGGTTGTTGGGTGCCAAGCGCATACAATCGAACGCTGGAAGAAGATATGGGAAACGGTTGCGCGAGAAAACGGAAGGTCAGTAACCGCAGTCCAAGTAGAATCAATATTGGAACTTTGTGGAGATAAATAAGACATGGCATTCATCCAACGCGAAGAGAAGAACATCCCCGTCACCATCGAAGAGGTGTGGCCGTCGTCCGGCAAGAACGACTCGGTCATCATCTGCTTGAAGCTGGCCGACAACCAGGGTGACACCATCACCGAGTACAAGCACATGAACGAGACCATCATAAAGGGTGGCCAGAACCGCGGCAAGACGAATTGCGAGGTAAACGTCGAACTGCTCAAGTCCCTCGGCTGGAACTCGGCCCCCGACTGCACCAAGCTCGGCGAACTGAACGGTCAGGAATGCTCGATCACGACCGAGATCGAAGACGGTAAGTGCCGGGTGAAGTGGCTGAACCCCAAGCAGCAGCGGCTGGGCGAGGACGAGGCCAACCGGCGACTGTCGGCGATCCTCGGCGGGACGCCACCTCCCCCGGCCCCGCGCAAGGTGGATGATGACACCGATGATATGGGAGAAATTCCCTTTTGAAACGGGATATCTCCTTGACATTCCGTTCTAACTCATCATCTTGTGATAAAGGAGGTGCCTTTATGCAAAAAATATGCAAGAGGTGTCAAAGGAACTTGGATATATCTGAGTTCTACAAGCACAAGATGATGGGCGATGGCCACCTTAGCTTCTGCAAGGAATGCACAAAGAAGCGAGTAAAGAAGCACAGGGAAAACAACCTTGAACGGATACAGGAGTACGACCGTTCTCGCGGGATGAACACCGAAAGGGTTGCGGCCAGGGAAGAGTACAGAAAAACGGAATCAGGCAAGCAGGCTTTTGCAAGAGCACGTAGAAAATACAGGACCAAATACCCTGACCGCAATGCGGCAAGGGGGTTTGTTTACAGAGCGATCCGCAGTGGAAAGATCACAAAGCCGGATTGCTGTTCTGAATGTGGTGCAACTGGAAGGATCCACGGTCACCACGAGGACTACACCAAGCCTCTTGATGTAGTTTGGCTCTGCCCGGCCTGCCACACAAGGAGACACCGTGGATAAACTCCACATCATCATCGACACGAGGGAACAGCGCCCGTGGTCATTCCTGCCACACCTGGCCGACTGCGAGCGCGGAACCCTCCAAACCGGCGACTACGCGCTCCATGGTGACGGTGACAACTTCGCCATCGAGCGCAAGTCGCTTAACGACTTCGTCAGCACCATCGGCGCCGACTGGGACCGCTTCCAGCGAGAGATCAACCGGATGCGGGGCTGGCCGGCGCAGGTGGTGATTGTCGAGGCCAACCTGATCGACATCGTGGACGAGCGATACAACGGGACCATGCAACCCAGCTTCATCTGCAAGCGGATTGCGCAGCTGGCCATGCAGGGCGTGTGCGTGCTGTTCTGTGGCGACGTTGAATGCGCGGCCGGGATGGCATACAAGGTGCTCAAGGAACGAGCGAAACAGAAGGGACTACAGTGAATGGAGAAGCTTAGAGTCAAGGTCAAGCGCGTCCTGTGGCCGAAGACCCCGCAGGAGAACAACGCCTGGAAGCTGTTGCTGACTGACATGGGCAAGGCGGCTGGAAAGGTTGCGTGGGAGATCAACCCCGGAGACGAGTTGTGGCTAAACGGCGACTGGGAGTTTCGCAACTGCGAGCGCCAGTTCTCGTTCACCACGGCGCAGGCTTACATCCCGGCCAACCCGATGGCGAAGCTGGACCTGGCCGCGGAGCAGACCAAGGGAATCGGCCCGTCGCTGACCAATCGGATCAAGTCCATGTACGGCGACGAGTGGGAAGGCTGTCTCCACGTAGGTACGGTCCCCGGCCTGTCGCAGAAGCTTTGGGACGCGCTACAGGACACTCTCCGGCGCATGGCGCAGTCGGGTGCAGCCAGCGAGGCAATTGCGTGGCTGATGGGACTCGGTTGCACGATAAACATGGCGCAGAAGGCATGGGCGCTGTGGGAGATGGACACAATGGGGAAGGTGAACGCGAACTGCTACGTGCTCGCGGGGTTGCCGAACTACGGGTTCTGCCACATTGACAAGGCCATCCGGCGCAACTTTGGGATCGAGGACAATGACCCGCGTCGGATCCGGGCCGCGCTTGAGTACTCGATCAAGCAACTGACCGCCGGCGGTAGCGACTGCGCAGAGTGGTCGGAGATCGTCGGGCGTGCGATCAGCGAGACCGGGGGAGTCACGCGCGATCTTATCATTCAATACTCCGAGTCTATGTTCGAGGCGGGCACGTTGGTCGTTGTCCCTGAGACCTCGCTCGTCGCGTTGGGGGTGGACTACAAAAACAGTGAGGAAATTGCATCATGGATCGACTGAATGAAAAGCTTACCGAGGCCACGAGACGAATGCGCAGATTGCAGAAGAACTACTTCCGGCAACGGGATCCCGAGACACTGAAGAGCGCGATGCGCGCCGAGCGCGAGGTCGATCTACTGCTGGAGAACATCGGACAGCCGGATCTGTTTGCGGTGGAGGGCCGGTACAATGACTGAGCAGGAACGAGGACAAGCACATTTGGCCAGTGGTTTCAGATCTGCTGATATTCGAAGGCGCAACGATTTTATGGCAGGTGCAGAATGGGGCTACGCCGCCGCCATGCCGAAATGGATTCCGGTGGGGGAGAGGTTGCCGGAAGTGGGCGTGACAGTGCAGATTGTTCACGGGCGTTCGGTAACATGGGCGTGGTATGCTGGATCTTACTGGCGCAACCACTCATACAAGATAATGGATTCGGTAACGCATTGGGCACCATTCATGCCCTTGCCCAAACCGCCAGAGAAGGAGGTATCGAAATGAATTGGCTACGGGAGGCGATGCGACAGTACCTGGACCGCAACGGGTACGACGGCCTCTGGTGCGACGGGGTGCCGTGCGGTTGCCTCAATGATGACCTGATTGCCTGTGGTGGTGCGCCGTGTTCCGACTCCATACACGACTGTTGCGAACCTGGATACCGACGCGAGTACAGGGCAGACGACGAATGCGGGTGTGACTGTCAGGGCATGGATCACTGGCACGTTGGGCCAGATAAGCCGCAAGAGAAGGAGGGGGAGTGAGTATGGGGAGCAGAGCAGACAGACGCATAGCGACACGGCGCAAGGTCAACGAGATGAAAGCTCGGTTTTTCGATGCGTGGTCCAATGTGCAAGACCCCGTGACGAAAGAGAAGATCGCAAACGCAGGAGAAAGGATGTATCTCAAGCTACGGAGAGAGAACCCGGCGCAGGATGCCCACTTGGTCAGACAAGCCATGAACGAATCTGCTGCCGATCTCATAGCGTTGTGTAACAACCCAAAGGAGTCCCCCGATGCCTGACAAACTGAAAGCGTGCCCGTTCTGCGGCGCGGAATATCTAACAATGAGATAGCGCGAAATGTATAAGGACCGTACACTGTTTAGTTGCCAGTACTGTGGGAAGGATATCGCAGCGGACGGGCTGGATGATATGCCTAAGCTACGTTGGGCGGAGCGTAATGGGATGCCCGATACGGCATCTGTAGAATGGCGATGCCCATCCTGCCAAAACTGGGTCAGCGAAGAGGAAGAATACTGTGACAGATAAACGACTCAATCAGGAGACGAAATGCTGCCGGTGCGGCAAGACCAGTGCGGGTTATGTGCCGGAAATCGTAGACGGCTGCGGTAACGTGAGTTATGAGTGTTGGGATTGCCGAGACAAGCATAATGTGTCCAGCAATGAGATAGCGCGAATAGAGGAGGCAGACCGTGACTGAGCGAGAAGGACACTACATGAGCAAGCATACACCGGGACCGTGGGAAGTTGGACCCAATGGGCCTTTACATCTTCGGTCCAAACCATGAGATGATCGCCGATCAGCCCTTGGATTGCGAGGAGTCTCCGGGGGCTATCGTCCGGGCGAGGGGCGGCGGCGGTCGCTTGCCGACTCGGGCCAACATGCACCTCATTTCCGCAGCGCCCGAACTGTTTCGCTACCTCAAAGAGGCGCGTATTGCGTTGCGGCAAGACATCAACGTGAGCCTGTGCGCCGACATAGACAGGACAATCGCTAAAGCGGAGGGCCGGTACAATGACTGATCAGCAACGCAAGCAGGTAGAGGAGGCACTAGATAGGTTTCCGACTCGCGACGACAAGACGGTGGATGATTACCGCTACCTCGTTGGACGGTCAGGTTACACATTTAACGAGTACGAGGAGGAACTGGCAACGGGGTTTGCTTTGGGCTACGCCGCCGCCATGCCGCGCTGGATTCCGGTGGCTGAGAGGTTGCCGGAGGAAGGCCAGCTTATCGTCGTGTTCGATGGCAAGTTTTACGAAGTCGGCAACAGGTTCGGCAGGCTGTTTCTCGGTGCCGAATCTGGTGTTTTCACAGAGGACTACATCAAGTGGATGCCGTTGCCCTTGCCCGCGCCGCCAGAGAAGGAGGGGGAAGACCCACTTACCCGTCTGTGTGTTGAAACCACGAAGCGTAACATGCGGATTAATGGCGGGATGAGCGCCCCCAGCGACGACGGCGGGGGAGGGGAGGTCAAGTGGTGCGTTCATCAAGGCGATGAGTTGGAGACGTTCTGTAATCTTGGCGGGGCAAGCGTCAATAAAGCGTTCTGTGACGAGTGCGAGAAGAAACAACCACCGCCAGAGAAGGAGGGAGAGTGATGGAACTTTGTTGGGTATCAAGACAACAAGACGCGGCAGAAGCATACAACGCCAAGGCTAAGGAGGTGCATGGTGAGTTCGCACGACTCAACAAGATTGCTTAATTGCCCGTTCTGCGGAGAAAGCAATATGCAGGAGGTAGATGTAGACGGCCTGTTCATATCGGAGACGAGAAACGGTTGGTCTGTTGGTTGTCGATCATGCGAGACGTTTCGCAGCTGGTATATAACGCGGCAGGACGCAGTACGCTCATGNAACACCCGCGCCCCAGCGAAGACGGCGGGATGTGCTGGTTGATGTAGATGATTGCGTACATGTCATGCTATGCGCCAAGTGCCCGATCAAGCCACCAGACCCGAAGCGCATGTGTAGTGCGAACGACTGCATACGATCGTTAAAAATGATCGTGGAGCAAGCCAAGCCACCGGCAGAGCAAGGCGAGTTGCATAAGGCCGCAAGCACCGAGGCAAGTGATGCCCCAGAGTGATGAAGTTGAGCATTTGTTAGATTCTATCGTTGCGTGGGTGGATTACCAACGCAAAGAGAATGATGTGACCTATGTTGAGCTGATCGGCGTCTTGGAAATTATGAAAATAGAATTAGCTAAGGAGGCTATGTCCGATGAGACTAGTGATACTTGAATCACCCTACGCCGGCGACATCGCGCTCAATGTAGAATCGTGCGAATCATTCAAGGCAGAGCAGGCGCAGGAGCGGGAGCAGACGGAGGTAGGGCATGGAAAGCAGGAGGCCGGACAGTGAACTACTCCGACGAACAACGGACCGCCATCCACGACGCGACAGAGCGCGACAGACTCTCCATCGTGACAGGTGGAGCCGGCACGGGGTAAGACCTCGGTCATCGCCGGGATCTGCGAGGCCCTGAGCGCCAACAGCGACAAGTTCGAACTCTGTGCTCCCACCGGCAAGGCCGCGGCCCGGATCCGCGAGGTGACCGGCTACGACGCGCACACCGTCCACCGCATGCTCGGCTGGTGCGGAGAGTACTTCACCCGAAAGAAGATGAACGGGGTCACCGTGGTGATGGACGAAGCGTCGATGTGCGATGCCGTGCTTATGGCCGAGGTCATCAAGCGCAAGCCGTGGCGCGTCATCCTGGTTGGAGATCCAACCCAGCTGCCCCCGGTCGGCAAGGGCGCACCGTTCCATGACCTTATCCGGTTCCGGCCGGCGCTCGTGTCACGACTCACCCACTGCTTCCGCGCGTCAGCCGCCATCGCCAAAGCTGCCATGGCCGTGCGCGACGGTGGCAAGGTGTCCGGTGCAGACTCCAGCGGGGGCGAGAAGTGGAACCTGATTAACACCGGATCACCAATTCGCACGCACGCGNAGATCGTACAATGGGTAGAGAACTCCGGATGGGACTGGGAGCAGGATGTCATCCTCTGCTGCCGGAACGGGACTGACGAAGAACCGGGTGCGCTCACGGTCAAGGGACTTAACCTGTCCCTGGTCGAGGTCGCCAACCCGCGTGATGACTACGACAAGTACGCACCCGGCGACCGGATCATCAACCTGAAGAACTGTGCAGACGCGGATGTGTGGAACGGCGACACCGGGACGGTATCCGGCATCGACCACGGCGGGAACGCATGGGTCAAGATGGACCGGGGCGGTGAAGAAGTGCAGTGGACAAAAGAGATGCTTCGCGACACACAACTCGCGTATGCGCTTACTGTACATAAGAGCCAAGGGTCTGAGTTCCGCAACGTCATCTTTGGATGCGTAAAGCGGGACGGACACATGCTGAGTAAGCAACTGATATACACCGCCGTAACCCGAGCCAAAAAGGCATGTTGCGTGGCCGGGGAATACGGCGCATTTTTCAGCGGGATTAACCAAGTAGACAGAAAAACAACTGTGCTGCAGGCACTACTGAGGGAGAGCGAATGAACTTCTACGCATTCGATGAGATCTGTGAACGGGCCGACTGCTTGGAGATCGCCAGGCACCTCGGCATGGAGGAGAAGGGAAGCACCGGCAGGTTCAACCGGCCGTGGATCCCCGGCAGCGATTCCCATGGACTCGCAATCAACAAAGAAGGATGGTACGACCATGTGGACAAGGAAAAAGGCTCTGTTATCCAGCTTGTGGCTCGCGCTCGGTTCAATGATGACATTCAGCAGGCGCAGCAGTTCCTCGGAGAGCACCTCGGACTTGAGCCAAAGACCCAAACCAGAGAGCGATCCAAGCTCGTCAAGGTGTACGCCTACAAAGACCCGGATACCGATGCTGATGTCCACTTCACCCTGCGCTATGAACCGAAACGATTTGTACAAGCGGTTCCTGACCCAGACCCGTGGGGCGAAGAATATGTGTTCTCCCTCGACGGAGTAGAGACCATTCTCTACCGCATGAAGGACTGGATCACGAAGAAGTTCGTCTGCGTCGTAGAGGGCGAAGCCGACAGTGATGCACTGCTCGACTTGGGTATCCCGGCCACAACCTGCTGCCAAGGAGCAAAGTCGTGGAAGCAGGAGTACAACGAACACTTCCGGGGCAAGGGTGTCCTGATCATCTGCGACAACGACGAAGCCGGCCAGCAACATGCCGACATTGTGGCTAACAACCTCCACGGCATCGCCACTCAGATCCGGGTCATAACCCCGAGCAAGTACCATCGCGGTGATGTGCGTGATTGGTTGGAAAAAGAGGGAGGAACTCCAGAGAAGCTGCACGAACTTGCCAAGGCTACTCCCGAGTGGACACCGTTCGTTGACCCCGACGATGAAGATGCCAAGGTCGCCGCGGCGAAGCTGGCCAACCAGGATCCGCTGAAGAACTACTTGGAGTCTTGGGAGACCGACGAGAAGACCGGCAAGGACAAGCCAGTGTTCACCCCGCGCCCGGCAAATGAGATCCTTCGCGACCTGGACACACGCCTTCTCGGTGCCCCGTACCGTATCGGGTCAATCATGTTCGACCGGGACCGCGACACCAAGGACATCAAGTACATCAAGGACGCGAACGCTCTGTTCGCCTGGATCTCCATGAAGACCGGGCACAACACTGACTGGAAGAAGATTGACGGAACCATCACCAAAGGCGAGTTCTTCGAGGCCGTCTTCAGCCGGTGCGACATCTACGAATCGATCAGCAACGTGCTGGACTTCCCGCCTCGCNAAGATGTCTACTACCTGCGCTCGGAACTCCCGCCTCCTCACCCAGAGCATGGCCACTTGCATGCGTTGCTCGACATGTTCGGGCCGGATACAAATGAAGACCGTGCGCTGCTTACCGTGCTGTTCTGCGCACCGATGTTCTACCGATGGGGTGTGTCCCGGCCGGCATGGTGCATCGACTCCCGTGACGGTCAAGGCAGTGGCAAGACAACCATCCCCGAGGTGCTGGCCGCGCTATACGGTGGTCAGACCGCAGCTGGCGAGGTCGTCATGGTTCCATACCGGAGTCTCGGACGGGGCATGGACGAGATCATCAAACGCCTGGTCAGCGCGACCGGCAGGCAGAAGCGCATACTCCTGCTGGACAATATCCAAGGCGCGTTCGATAGCCCCGAGCTTGCCGAGATGATAACGTCCAGGTCAATCAGCGGCAAGGCACCATATGGCCGTGGCGAGGAGTCCCGGCCCAACAACCTCACGTTCATTATGACCATGAACACAGCAACCCTCGGGCGGGACATGGCAGAGCGTAGCCTGTTCATCCACCTGAAGAAGCTCCAGTACGATGCCGAATGGAAAAGCAAGGTCTACGGCATGCTGGCGAACAACGGCCCGAACATCATCTCCGACATCCAAGACATACTCAACAGCGGTCCATCGTTCTCTCTGCCTGCCATGACCCGCTTCCCCGAGTTTGAGAAGGAGGTCATACAGAAGGCCATCAAGGACGTGGATATGTACTCGGGCGTAATGAAGGTCCAGGCCGAGCGCAGGGGCGAATCAGACAGCGATAGGGGAGACGCTGCGGTTGTCCAGTCGGTGTTTGCAGAGGAGATCACCAGTGCGGGGTTTAACCCGTCTACAGATCGGGTATTCATCCGCACAGAAGCAGTCAAGGTTTGGCTCAGAACCATCTACCCAGATTGGGGACAAAGACCGCATTTCCCAGACCGTCAGGAACCTTGCCAAAAACAAGCTGATTCCGGAGATCAAAGACAAGCCGAGAGGTGTACCCAAGTCACGGCAAAGATCGCCGAAATGGGTTTATGTGGATTGGCGAAAATAACGACGGAAACAAGGTTATTCCTACTAGAATCATAGGAATAAACGTCAACGGAGAGTCCAAAATCGTCAACTAGTGCTACCAAGTGTTTGCATGCACATTATGTGCATTATGTGCACTGCACATAGAAAACACCCAATGCACATAGACTTGAAAAAGTGCACATAGCGCAATGCACATAATCTAAACTACTAAGAATAAAGGCTTTATCGCAATGCACATAGGGCACATAGGTACCGAAACAAATACGCGTGAGGTTCTAAAACAGTAAGGGGGTTATATAGGGAAAAGGGTATGTGCTATGTGTGCAGTAAATGAACGGCAAGGGAAAGGGGGTGGAAGAATGAAGGAATACATCAAGCAACTCTGCACTTGGTCTAACGGTCTGAAGCGGTGGTACTGTGATGCACCCGGACTGGGCCTGCAATACCCCTGCGACTTGGACACGATCCGCGACGACTGCCCGCTGCCGGACGCGCCTCTCACTTTCAGCATTGACTACGCACCGGGAGATCGGCCCGTCGCGACCGTCTACCCGACAACTACCACGACAACGGAGGACTACGACAATGGCAAGATGGACGACTGAGCACTGCTCCCGCTGCGGGGCGACCTGGGGCCAGGACTGGGAAGATCCACCGGAGTGTCCGTACTGTTCAGACACTGACCAGTGCGACAACTGCCAAGAGCCAGCCGATGACTGCACCTGCGAGGTGGACGATGTCTAGGATAAATCCGCGGAGAGTGTCGCGGTCTGCCTGGTTGCCGGAACTCGATTCCCGCACAGCAACTTGGCAGTGCCGGCCCCCGGTTCAACCCTTACCGGGTGGCTGGCTTTTCGCTTGACAAGGACAGCGGCTAAGGATACGGTGATTCCTGGATGGGCGTTGCGCGAGACGCAAACCGAAACCAAAACGGAGGACGGCGTATAGGGTAAATCATTTCCTCAATTGCACAAGTTAGCAAGCGGGTCGGCCTTTCAACCGGGGTCGGCCCGTTTTTTTGATATGGAGCATCGGCACAGAATCGACTCAGGACGCACGACAGGCAGAAATGCCATCATCGGGACGAGGCAACCAAAACAGAAACAAAGAAGGCCCGTGAGCCGAAACCCACGGGCCTGCCGAATATCCGTCTAATCTACAATCTGATGGCTCTGTCTCCATACATGGTCCACCTGTTGCCGTCGCGGTCAACGACAACCCAACCCTCTCCCTCTCTCTTGCGCGCTGCTATGTACGCGGCCTCTGGCGTGCGGTGCTTACTCTCTCCGCGTATGCCGTAGACGTTGGTCACTGTGTACGGGTACTGATTTGCTTTGGTCATGTCGTTGGTCTCCATTTGTTGTCTATTTACCTTGTCCAAACGTAAGCGATGCCGAGCCACACTGAGCTGGCCATGAACGCGCTCGATCCGACCAGGCGCACGGGCCACGGTGCCAGCAGCAGAAGCGAACCGGCAACCATCATCAACATTGCGTACTCAGCCCTGACGTACATCACAGCTCCACCTCCAGCCCGGTATCGGGGATGCGTACCGCGTCGTCGCCCACAAACGCCATCCAGGTACGCGCTTTGCAGTAGACGCTCACGCCGGTGTTAAACGCGCGGAGCACTTCGTTGAGCCGGTTTGCCTCGGCTTTTGTCCATTCGCGCGGCATGATGTTTACCTTGCCCTCGTGGATCTCGGCGATCAGGCATCCTTTGTGGATCACCATCACCCGACCGTTCAGCACCCGCAGCGCCAATTGCTTTCTCTGCCATCCTTTCATTGTTTAGTCCTCCAGTATGCGTTTAGGGTTAAAGCCTGACCAGCAAGCCGGCCAGGATTGAAGTCTAGACGATTTCGTCTATCAAGCTACCCAGCGCGGCCAATGTGTCCGCGTCCACGGTCCAGCGCCCAACAGCGTTGCTACCGTCATCGTTCTCGGCATCGTACTCGCTCGCCCACAGAATCACATCGCCCGAGTCGTGAGCCCAGAGATACGCGCCTTCCCCGGCCTCTTTTTTTGCAATTGCGATCTCTGCTGCGACTCCGTTCATTCCGATTGCTGCGTTGCGTTTCATTTCGATACCTCCTATTTTGTGTCGTCGTTCGGGAACGTGAAAATCAGGGCGATTCCGACCGCCCAGCAGGTGAGGAATGTAAGCATGATTTGCCTCCTTGAGATTACCGTCTAACGTCAAAGCCGAGGCATGCGCACACGCCCCGGATTTGAGGCTAAAGCTTAGTGGTTCAATACTTCAATCTTCCGGCCTTTGGCCGTCAAACACATGCGGCATTTCGTACAATCGCCTACGCACTTGAGCGTGCCGCCAGAAAACCCCGGAACGGCATGAAAGCGATTCGCGCCTTTCGCTTGCCATCCCCCCGCCATCGTTCGACACGTTCACCGATGCCGATGCCATCAACGCGTCTAGGTTCAAATCTGTGCGAGCGGTGTAACCGTATACGTGCATGAGATCGTTGATCAATCCAGCGACCGTAGCAAACCACTCCACATCGTTTTGCGTCCGAAAATCTCCAGATTCGTTGAAACGAAACACCGTCGGCTTATTCCGCGCCAGTTTGTACATCCGGCGCACGTGTGAAGCGAATTCTTCCGGGCTCACGTCTAGGATTATTTGAGCCTGCCGTCTACGGTACGGCAATGGTGCCGGATATTGCACCTCAGCCTTGAGCGCATAGCACGTATCCGGGCACTGGCACAACGCCCAGGCGGCGTGATGCGCAATCAGTAGCGGAGCCACAAGTTAAAAATCCATGTTGTCGTCGGGAGCTTTGTGTTGCCGCGGGAGATGTGTGAGTTCACTGTTGCATAGTCCATGTCGTAGTCCTTTGGTTTGGCGATCGTCATACGCCGTTTGCGTTGTAAGTCATCCAACGACATCACAATGACACGCAATAGGGAATCCGCCAATCCGAACCGGACCAAAATAATCAGACTTTCCCCGGCCCAGCATTCCCCTACCGTAGGTAGCTTTTTTCGAGAAAATCGCAAATCGATCACCGTTCTCACCTGCCGGCGCGACGAGCACCTGGCGCGAGCGCATCATGTCGCTGCACGCTGGCATCACGCCCAGGTCGCACCACCGCGCAGCGGCACATCGCGCGTCCCCCAAGATCCTGCGATACAATCGTACACAAATAGCCAGCCACACCAACCCCCACACCCGCGCATCATCGGCGCGCATAAAGCGAACTGCATGTCGCAAATAAGCAACGCGCGCATAAAGCAAACCATGTCGCAAATAAGCAACTACCGTCGCAAATAAGCAACGTGGACAAAAGTTTCACCACTTCGCGTACGCGGGTAATAGAGCCGGGCCGCACGCAAGGCGGGAAGTCTAGGATGTACCCGTGGCGCAGACTCTCAATTACAGCCGTTGAATCTCTGCATTCAGGCAACGCCAGCGCGCTGATCTATGGGCCTTGTTCGCGCATGCCGGATGTTAGGATCATACACAAATGTACCCATGCCCCAGTACAGAAGCGAACGGAATCTGCTACGAATCGCCCATCGCAAGTCATCCAGGCAATAGACGGCCGGTAGGATTGCGAAATAGTGACTATACATATCCGATATTATGCGACGTGAAAGTCGGATCGAGGCAGGCAACGCGCGCGCCAGGGGGTGGGGGGGGCTTGGACCTTTGGGGCCTCCTAGGTACTACGATAAGCCCCAGTTTTCCATGTACGATCGTTG